ACTTTGTTCTCGACTTTGTTCTCGACTTTGTTCTCGACTTTGTTCTCGACTTTGTTCTCGACTTTGTTCTCGACTTTGTTCTCGACTTTGTTCTCGACTTTGTTCTCGACTTTGTTCTCGACTTTGTTCTCGACTTTCTCCTTGCCTTCGTCTTCTTTCTTCTTACAGTCTTCTTCTTCCCCCTTCCTTTTCTACTTTTCTTTGTTTTTGAGCGAGACTTTCTCTTTTTTCCACCATCGAGAGGGGGGTATCCTGATAAGACAGGCAATTGTCCTGCTATTTGGTTTTCTAACGCATGATCAAAATGAAATGCTGCTGTAAGAGGGAGTGCCATAGTGTATAATGTATACTATATTTTTTTTTTATTTATCTCAAAATTAAATTCTTTAATATTTTCTTCATTGAGGAAAGTAATGTCTAATTTCTTTTTAAACGCTCGAATAAATGCATATCCTAAATTATTCGAAAAGAATTCTAAACTACTTTTTTCATCCAAACAATCTAAATCATTTACATCATCATACACTTTCCCCCCCGTTCCACAAACTATGAGAGGAAGTTGATTGTTCATGATATCCATCATGATAAGTTGTTTATTATGGTCATGACCACACATGTATAAGTCAAAGGGTGATGTTGTATATAGATCTCTGAAAAACCATTCTAAATCTTCGTCAGCATCTCCATGTCCACCGATACTTCTCCATGGATGATGGCCATATACTATTTTCCAATCCGCTTTCGATTTATTTATTTTTTGACTCATTTCTTTGAGTTGTTTTTTCATTCCTTTTTCAGTTAAATTAAAAGAATTTGTATCTAACACAAAAAAATCAATCGTTACGTTTTTATTTTTTTTACGGAATGCGTAATAATTGTGGGGCATGATCCACTTTTTCCCTTTTTTTTCCGACCGTTTTCCATACTTAATTTGATAAATGGAGTTTCCTTTTCCACATGAGTATCTTCCATAATCATGATTCCCAATACACATATAGAATTTTATTTTATCAGAAAGGTTTGAGTATGGTTCTTCAAACTTAGTTTGAAATTGTTTATCATTAATACTTGTACAACCATCTTCATAGATATTATCACCTAAACCACAAATAAATGTATTTTTATTTTTTATATGTTCTTTTAATGCATTTGATACTACATATTGAGAATTTTCTCCACTTCCCATATCTCCTAATATATAAAACTCTAACATATCTATACTAAAATAAAATATTTTAAGTATAATATAAAATGGCTAATTTTTTATTAACAGAAAGGGCCGTATTAATTACATTACTTGGTATGTATATTATTTATATTGCTTATCAAGGATATACCATGTCAATGAAGAGTGAAGAGGATAAACCATATTCCAGATTGTATATATCATTAGGTATTTTAGGTTTAATTATGATTCTCTATAGTATTTATTTATTCTATCGTTCATAAAAAAAAGAATACTGGTTCTAAATTGATAAATAATAATATTATCATTTATTATAATGGAAGAACAATGGTTATTAATTAATTATCAAGAACTAATAAAATCAATTCTCAATGGAAATCGGTCGATTCAAGAACCAATCTCAATTGCTAACCGAAGGAGAGATACAACAAGTAGTGTATCCTTCCTCAACCATCTATTATCTTATCAAAATATTCATAAGGACAATATCTTAGAGATTCTCGCGGGTATTTATGGAAAATTTCTAAATCGTATTGACGAATTAAAAGAAAATAATATTGTTCAAGTAATGATGGATCGTATTAATAGTGAATGGTATGATCCTGATTATATATTTTTGATTGAAAACCCATTCCCAAATAATTTTTTTCATGCAAATAATCAAAATAATCACTATTATGATCAATCTTGTAAGATATGCTCTGAAGTTGAACAATTAACTAAAATAGAGAATAATATACCTTTACAACTACAAGAAAATGAAAGTCACCCTCTAGAAAAACATTTTCGTTCAAGTATTGATGCTTGTAAAAAATCAATTCATTATTTAGAAGAAAATTGTCAAACGATCCAATCAATTATCCATACCTTAAGAAACGTGGATATGACACAATTCATGGATTTATCAATTAAACATAAGTCGATTTATCTTAAATTGAGTGAGAAAGATGATGAGGATGATTCAATTCCAGAGAACATTCATCATATATTTTCAAACTATATTCATATTCATAATCTATTACTAAAACAAATGATACAATACTATCATTATCTAGAACATCTATTGAATGATCTCAAAGAAAAATGTCAAACAATGGAAACTATGAAAAGAAATGTAACATCAATTGCTTATCTTAAAGAAGATGAACAACAAGCAGAGAAGTCAGAAGAAGAAGAAGAAGAAGAAGAAGAAGAAGAAGAAGAAGAAGGTGATCTAACAGTCGTCGATGGAGAAGTAAAGAAAGAAAGAGGGAATCTATTTCATAATTTAACTTCTTTTTTTTAGTCCATTGAGATAAGAGCAGCATAGATATTCGGAAAAACATAATCAATATAATGTTCTCCAAATCCATTGGATTGAATTAAGATTGTTTTCCATCCAATACTATTAGCTACTTCTAAATTAACTTTAAGGTCATCAAAAAAATGGATTTCGTTTTCTGTTGATCCAGAATCAGTTTGAATTGACCCATTCACGAAAGTAAACGATTTTAGATGTGGTTTCATATACTCGGTATATAGTACACTCCTTAGGTTGTCTCTTGCATAGATATAGGATATATCTTCACTTATACCAAGGTGTTCAGCAACTGCGGCCCCATGTCCATATGTACCATTTGTATATAGATATACTTTTTCATAGCCTTTACTTTTTAATAATTCTTTAAAGTTACTATCCACATTACCTGTATAATAACTTTCAGAACTATTTGTATGTTTAATTATCGTATCATCTACATCAAATACAGCTATTTTCATATATATATATAACTATTTATTTTTATTTTCATTTTCATATTTAATTTTATTCATCTAATAAATTAAATAATATTTAAAAAAATATTGCGTAAAATTATTGTAAATGGAAAGTAGTATTCAAAAAGAAATCCTCCTTTCTGAAGAAGAAAAAAGATATGTGATTTTCCCTATTAAATATCCTGATATTTGGAAAATGTATAAGAAAGCAGAAGCAAATTTTTGGACAGCTGAAGAATTAGACTTAACGAAAGATATCAAAGATTTTCAAATGAAAATGGGTGAAGGTGAAAGGTATTTTGTTGAGAATGTCCTTGCTTTCTTTGCAGCAAGTGACGGTATTGTCAATGAGAATTTGGTTGAAAGATTTTGTAATGAGGTTCAACTTCTCGAAGCGAAGTTCTTCTATGGATTTCAGATAGCAGTTGAAAATATTCATAGTGAAACATACTCTCTATTGATTGATACCTATGTCAAAGATATAGAGAAGAAGGAAAAATTATTCAATGCAATTGAAACTATACCAAGTGTTAAGAAAAAGGCGGATTGGTCGTTAAAATGGATTAATGATAAAAATTCTTCATTTGGAACACGTGTTATAGCTTTTGCGGCGGTCGAAGGTATCTTCTTTTCAGGTTCTTTTTGTTCGATATTCTGGCTGAAGAAAAGGGGATTAATGCCCGGACTATGTCATAGTAATGAATTAATTAGTAGAGATGAAGGACTACATACAGAATTTGCTATTTTAATGTATTCAATGCTATCTAATAAACCATCTAAAGAAATAATTCTTCAAATTATTCAGGAAGCAGTTGAATTGGAAAAAGAATTCATTACAGAATCGCTCCCATGTGATTTAATTGGTATGAATAAAACTCTTATGAAGCAATATATTGAGCATATTTCTGATAGGCTATTATTGATGCTTGGTTTGGATAAAATATATCATGTTGAAAATCCATTTCCTTGGATGGAATTAATTGCCGTTCAAGGGAAAACCAATTTTTTTGAGAAAAGAGTTGGTGAATATGCTAATATTGCGAATTCGAATACTCAAGAGAATGTTTTTTCAACCAGTGCAGATTTTTAACTCTTTTTACCTATAAAACGATCAATATTCGTCTTTGATTTTGTTGTTTTTTTTGATTTCTTAGCTTCATTGAATACAAGATGATAATGTCCATTCTTATAAGAAAGAGTATTGATCTTATTTATTTTACATTCTTCTTTACTATAATCAACTTCGGTATTTTTATTAAGTTTATTATTACGACAAGCATCAACAAGTAATTTCCTTAAGTTTTCTTGTTCTCCTTCTGTTAGATTTCGTTCTTCTGCTTCGTTTTCAGTAAATAAGCGAATACGATTTAATTTCATTCCAGTATCTAAACGATTCCAATGTTGTTTGAATATATCCCCTTTTTCTTTATTTAATAAACGATCAATATTTTCATTACTTTCTGTCGTTGTATTCAGGCGATCAGTACTGGAACTCCGATTTTCAATATCCCTTAATTGCATTGGTTTTTTATGTTTTTTCCGGATTTTAATTTCCTCTTTTGGTTCATCTTTTTTACCCTCTTTTAAAATATGTTTTAAATCTGATTTCTCCATGAATATATTCCTTTATTATCTATACTTATTGAAGAATCCTTAAATAAACTTATTTTTAAATATTATCATAATATATATAATTATGGATATTAATGAAGATTCAGTTATTCTTCTCAATTCAGTCAAAGGGATAGACAATGTTAGACCTCCAACCCTTGATTTCTTAAAAGTAAAGGAGACGGATGATTATACAGAATATAAAATTATAACGAAGAAAAATTCTAAAAAAAAAGAAGCTCCAAAAAAAGGGTGTCCTGAAAATCCATTTACAAATTATTTGGATTCATTTATCTTCTGTAACCCTACATTAAATATTCAGGTCCCTAAAAAGAATTATATGATAAATGATGGAAAAAAACGTTTTGCATATGCTGTTGGAATGTTTCCTAATCCTAAAAATGGAAAAGCGGCATATTTGGATGGTTGTATTCTTGCTGCGTTAGGTTTGAAAAGACAAAGAACTAATGCCGATATAATCTGTTTTATTACCCCGGATATAAGTAAGAAGGACAAAGAAAAACTAGAAGTTGTATTTGACAAAGTAATGTATGTTCCTTATATTTCACCCTATGAAATGGAAGGTGAAGGTGATTTAAAAACAATTATGTTAGATAAAAAGTTATTTGACAATTGTCCAAATTATACAAAAGAACATCCCTATGTCCATGTCTTCTTTAAACTTCACATCTTTAACCCTGAACTATTCCCTTACGAAAAAGTATGTTTCGTTGATTCTGACTTAGTTCCACTGAACTTTTATGATTCTCTATTCATGCTCGATTGTCCCGCTGGATTTGTTGAATATCGTAAGAAAGCTCCTTATTTAGAATCATATCAATGGGACCGGTGTGATTATTTAGAACATGGTAAGAAAATACCCAAGGAAATTACCGATATCGATAAACCTACTGGGGCAGATGTAAATGCTGGTTTATTAGTAGTGAAACCGAACCGAAAGGAATATGATGCCATGATTAAAGAGTTATCTTCTCCATTAGAGAAATGGATGGGTCCAAAAAAGAAACACAAAGGGTTTTATTCCTTCGATTTTGATAGTCCAACTGGAATGGAATTTGTCGCGAATTCATATTGTTATCCTGAACAAAACTATCTTACAAAAAGATATTCTGGGAAATGGAATTTTATTGAGTTTGCTTTTCAAAGTTGGAGTCGTGACCCTTGCAATTCGTTTGGGGTACATATGGCAGCATTCAATCCAAAACCATGGTTTAAACAACCAATTGGCACAGTAATTAAAACAGATGAAAAATATCAACCCTATTTAAAGGAATGGGATAAAAAAGAAGTCCGTTTCCCATTGGCTATTAAGGATGATTCAGGTGAAAATTACGAAAATATATCGTATTCCTATGAGATTTTTAACGAAGTTATTATTTGGGGGATGGTCAATTATCCCAAGTTAGCTGACTTTTTTGTTCATGATACTCAAATCCATGGTACAAAAGTATCTTTTGACAGAGATGTATTTAAAGAATTATCCCCTAAAGATGGATTACAATCTAAATTATTAAAAGATATTCAAAAAGGTGATAAATTGTATCGAAGACTTAGTAAGTCTCAAAAACAAATCACAGATTTAATCAATGATTATGATAAAAGTAAGAAGAAAATAGAAGATAACTATTTACAAATATGTCGAGAGAAAGTGAAAGATAAGAATAACGATTATGATTATAACTTTAAAATTATTAATTATGATAATTATCAAACCAACCCAGAGAATAAAATTAATAAACTATTAAAAGATGAACAATTTCCTTTTGGAGAAATGAAAGGGAAAAAAATTAAAGATTTAGAAGATGATTTTATTCGTAGTTTTACAAGGTCCAATGCTTACCGTAAGAATAAAAAATTACGGGACATAATTGTTAAGTATCATAAAGATACTATTAAAGAAAAAGATAAAAGTGGGGGAGGTAAACGTACAAAGAAAAGAAAAATCAAAAATAAGAAGAAGAAAACAATCAAAAATAAGAAGAAGAATACGCTTCACTACTTTTCAGCAGACTGGTGCGGTTATTGTCAGAAGTTTAATAGTATCTGGAAACAATTAGTGAAAGAACATCAATTAAATAAGAATATTACTCTTAAGAATACTATTATTGATGATGAAAATGAACATTTATTACATATGTATAATATTCAATCATTTCCAACTTTATTGTTGATTAAAACAAATGGAGAAAGGGTTCAGTATCCATCTGATTCAAGAACGAAAAAAGAAATAAATTTATTTATTCAAGATAACCTTTAATACGGTGAAAATGAAGAACACGCATCACACTTGATACCTAAATTATTGATATTATTTTCACCACCAAACTGTAATGGTTTGATATAATGTAATTTATAATTGTAAATATCTTGTTGTAAAATAGGATTTTGACAATGTAAACATCTCCACCCTTGTCTCATTGCGAGATTATATTTTAATCCATCCATTTGATTTTGTTTAAATACAATTGAGTTTTTATCATACAATGGTTGTTCATCGGCATTTTTAACACTTTTCATAATATTGTATACAAATGGTTTTTGAAATGTCATTAAGTAATAGAGGACTATATACCCAGAGACAAAAGAACCAAAATAAAAATGATGTTGATTAATAAATTTATCAGGCCATCGTTTATAGATTTGATAATAAATAGTAATTATAACAGCAAGGATTATTATATATTTCATTATAATAATTATTAATATTTTAATGTTTCTAGTTTATATTATTCAATCAGGTAATCGTTCCTATATTGGAATGACAAATGATTTTTTCAAACGATGGAAACAACATAATAATATTTTAAAAGGTGGAGCAAAATATACATCTCGGTATGGTGATTCTTGGACTCCGCTTTGTATCATTGATGGATTTCAAACTAAATCAGAAGCAATGCAGTGTGAATGGAAGTTGAAACGGGTTAAAGGATACTATAACCGTTTAAAAAATGTAGCTTACCTATTACAAAATGCCAAACAATGGACTAGTAAGAGTCCTCTAATTCAATCTCAAAATCTAACGGTTTATGTTGTAAATCAATATAAATCATATTTTACAACTCCTACAAAAGAATTAGTATGGTTTTAAAATTAATTTTAAAATACAATAATAATTATGACAAAATATATTTTTGTAACTGGGGGTGTAATTTCTGGTTTAGGGAAAGGTGTAACATCGGCAAGTATTGGGGCTATTCTTCAAATGATGGGGGAGACAAAGGTTACAATCAAAAAATTAGATCCATACTTAAATGTAGATGCAGGAACAATGAATCCGATTGAACATGGTGAAGTTTTTGTTACAGATGATGGTACAGAGACAGACTTAGATTTAGGATATTATGAAAGATTTCTTGAAATAGGAACAACACAACATAATAGTTCATCATCTGGTAGATTATTTCAAAAATTAATTGAAAAAGAGAGGGCAGGATGTTATCTAGGAAAAACAGTTCAAATGATCCCACACTTTACAATGATGATTAAAGAATTTATTTGTTACAATCCTGAAGAATTTGATTATATTATTTGTGAAATTGGTGGTAGTGTAGGTGATATTGAAGCAATGGCATTCTATGAAGCAATTAGGCAATTAAAAAATGATATAGGTAGTCAGAATATTCTATTTATTCATTTAACATATTTACTATACTTATCCGCGACAAAAGAATTAAAGACAAAACCAACACAAAATACTATTAGAGATCTTCAGCAAGTTGGTATCATACCTGATATTTTAATATGTCGTTCTGAAATTCCTATTCCCTTAAAAATTAAAGAAAAATTATCACTTCATACGAATTTACCAATCCAACATATCATTAGTGCGATTCATGTCCCTTCAATCTATCAAGTCCCCTTAAACTTTATAGGAGAAGGTATTCATTCCATTTTATTAAACAAAATGAATATTAAAAAGAAAACATTGAATACCTTGAAATGGAAGAAATTAAATCAACAAATATTGTCACTCACGGAAGAAAGATCATTAACAATTGGTATTATTGGTAAGTATACGGAATTAAATGATTCTTATAAATCCTTATTAGAAGCTATCTTTCATGCTGGAATTTATCATAACTATAAAGTTCATATTGAATGGATCAATGCAAGAGAAGACACATATTTCTTATTACAAGATATGGATGGTATAATTATCCCGGGGGGATTTGGATTAACTGGTATTGAAAATATTATTTCACTTATCAAGAAAGTCCGTGAAGCAAAAATACCAACATTGGGTATTTGTCTTGGAATGCAATTAATGGTCATTGAATTCTTTCGTCATATTCTTCAGATAGAAAATATAGGTTCAGAAGAATTTGGAAATAAACATCCTAATATTATTTCACAAATGAAAGATATATCCAATCAACAAATGGGTGGTACAATGAGATTAGGCAAATTTAAGATTCAATTAAATAAGTCAAGGATAAAAAAAATATATAGAACAGACATAATTCATGAGAGACATCGACATCGTTATAGTATTAATAAGGAATATTCAAATTATTTTAACGATCGTGGATTAATGATTGTTGGAAAAGCATGTGAAAATAATATTATTGAAATTATTGAATTAAATGAAACATTACATCCTTGGTATATTGGTACACAATATCATCCAGAATATCAATCATCACCATTTAACCCTCATCCACTATTTTTATCATTTATTCAATATTGTATAAATAAAATAAAATAATATCATATAATATATGTTATCTTTAAAAGTTCCTCCACCACCTCCATGGCCACATATAGCCAAAATTAAAAAAGAAAAAGAAGAAGATGAAGATGAAGATGAAGGACCATCACAAACCCCTCCACTAGATCAGGATGTAACGATAACTCCAGGAACAAACGACTATTTAAGTGAAGAAGAAGGGGAAGAAGAAGGAGAAGAAGAAGGAGAAGAAGTAAAAGGAGAAACAATTCAAAAATTGAGTGAAGTAGTTAATAAGATAAGGATTCCTAAGATAGAACACGATTGGAAAACATGCATTTCAGAGATAGAAAATGTAATTAAGTTACAACCTACACAAGAAGAATACAATGATACTGTCACACGGCAAAATATTGAAAAATACAAGGATCGTTTAGGGAGAGACCTTTATGAATGTAAGGTTAATCTTCAAAAACAGGATGAAGATGATAAATATAAAGAACAAAAGAGAAGGGAAAAAGCTCAAGCTGATTTTGAAAAGGGTTTTGCTATGAAATATAATCTAACACCCCAATCACAACCACAATCACAACCACAACCACAACCTCAACCTCAATCACAACATCAATTACAATCTCAATCACAACCGAATTATTCATCACAGCGCCCTTCGATCCAACCCCCTCAACCGGCATTTGGTCTTGATATGGGGGAAAAGAAAGAAGTTAAGAAAGAAGGAGAAAAAGGTATATTTAGTACACTTAAATCTTACATTGTTGGAGATAAAGAAAAAGAAGAAGAAGAAGGTGAAGAAGGCGAAGAAGGTGAAAGGGGGATTGACAAAGGTCAAGAGGAAATGATTGATGCTGTAAACTTATACTTAAAATCAGCACAAGATTCAGCTATGCCTCAAACAATTGATCGAGATGAACTTAAGAAAATAGATAATGTAATTGAAAATTATAAGGAATTAATTGAAAACCATGATATCCTCGATGAAAAGTTTAGTAAGTATAAAGAAACTCAGAGGTTAAAAAATTTTAAAGATACCTCCTTAATTAATGAAAAAGAGGAAACAATTGAAAACCTCACGACGATCATCAAAAAATTAGAGAAGAGTCTATCTACTTACAAAAGAAATGCAGAGAAAAAATATATTGCTCAAGATGAATTACATTCTCAAGAACTAAAACAATTAGAAAAAGATAATAAAAGTGAAAATCGTAAGGTTCATCAATTCATGCAAGATATTCTTAATGAAAGAATTGATAATGCGAATAAAATTATCAAGGAAATAACGAGTGAGACAGAAGAAGGAACAAAGCAAATGAAAAAAAAAACAACAAAGAAAAGAACAAAATCAAAATCAAAATCAAAATCAAAATCAAAATCAAAGGGGAAAAAGAAAAAGAGAACAGGAAAAAAGGCTAGACCAAAAAAAGGGGTATAAATTAGTTTTTTTATTTTAATTTTTGTATATCTATCATTAAATTATGAAAAGATATTATAACAATGATAATCTAGAATTAGACCCTACACGTCTCTTATATAATAATAATAATAATAATAATAATAATATTAATAATAATAATATTAATAATTTACTACCTGGATTTAATAAACCAATTAACAAATTACAAGATGATATTATTATTAATAATTTATCTATCCGTAAAGCTCAACCAAAAAAAGATTTATTCAATCAAGAAGATATCTCACTTGAATTTCTTCCAAAGAATAATAATAATCAACTTGTCCCTATTACAGATCGGAATAGTATAACTAATTATAATAATGATAAATTTCGTTTTAAAAATATGTCACAAGAATTAATGGATAAAGATGAAGAGATCCAAAAATACAAGAATGAAGTTTATCAATTGCAGATAGAATTAGGTGAATCAAGGAAAGAAAAGAGTAAAATGATCTCCTATGATATGGAAAATAAAATGCTTAAGGATAAATTAAAGGAACATTATTCCCTCTCCCGAGAACTAACAGAAGTTAAACATAATTTTAAAAGGGAACAGATCGATAATCAAAGTAATTATAAAACAATTGAGTTGTTAAAGAAAATTATTCATAAACAACACCTTCGTTTAGCTACAAAAGAATACGAAGATAGTGATGATGGGGAATCAGAAGATGAATCTGATATAAGTGATTCTGATGAAACTGATTATTCATCTGAAGAAGAAGATATTGTATTAAAGAAAAAGGGGAAAAAGAAGATAGTTCCTAAAAACATATACTATAATACGATGTTAAAAAATTCCCTTCTAAAACAAAGGTTACCTGCAAAGAAAATTGATAAATTAATGATCCAAATGAAAATTACACCAAAAACAAGGATTACAAAAAAATTATTAATTGATTTCCTAAATAATATGAAAAAGTAATATTTACTATAGTATATAATGAAAGAATGGGTATCTCCTATACCGAAAAAGGTTCATTTAATATGGATTGGGAACCTTGAATATCCAGATTATTTTCAATCTTTCTTAAAAACATTCCATCAATATATGCCCGAATTTGAAATTAAAGTATGGGGTAATAAAGACTTAACAAAGAAGAATTTCCCTCGAACTATTGATTATATACGTAAAGCAAAAAGGTTACATGGTAAACCAATGATTGATGAATATGGAGAAAAAATGTTAAATTTTAAGTTAGAACCACTTTTGTATTCAAAATGGGCACAAATCACGGATCTAATGCGTTTGGAAATCGTTTATAATCATGGAGGTTACTATTTTGATACAACATTTGAAATATTGAAACCATTATACAATCTCTTTAATAAAAAAAAATATACATTTGTAGGATGCAATGAAATACCTCGTTTTAAAGTTGCTGATATACTATCGAATTCATTTTTTGGAGCAATAAAGGGGAATCCCATCTTAAGAAGACTATTATCCAAAAAGAAGTTAAATAAAATTAATTTCCATGATTTTCAAGTTGATTTTCAAACAGGGCCAGGTTATTTACGTTCTGGCATTCAATCCAATGATAATTATCATATTTTCCCATCGACATATTTTTATCCTTTTGTTGAAGAATATTCTCCTGGACAGGATCCCCCGTATCGTAAAGCAACAAAAAATAAATGTCATAGTAAAAAGAAAACAAAAAAAATTAAGAAACGTTTGAAGAATAAGAAAGGATTCATTGAATTTCCTTGTAAAAGATATCCAAAATCATATGCATTAAAGCATTGGCAATTAGGAAAATCATGGTTAGTCTCTGAATATTTTGTATTAGATAATAATAATGAAGTTAGAAACTATAACATGGATCAATCTAGTTAATATTCCGAGTATCTACTAATTGTTTTACTCTGTGTAGATTATTTGAATTACATTCTAATAAAACTTGCTTTTGTATATTATTTTTTGTAAGGAAAAATTTATTATTTTCAAAAATAATATCATAATCACCTTGATTATCTAATGATTTCTGTATCGCATCTAATGATGAACGGCCACTAAATGAAACTAGGAATCCATAATCAACAATATTTCCAAATCCCCTTATTACTTTATTTGGATAATGAATACATGATGTAAATTCTGTTTCTTTATCTCGAACAGGGCATTTGCTATGTCCTTGAAGAATAATATCATCTTCAATTGTATTTCCTGTAAAACCTTCGACATGTGTTTCATATACTTGTTCTTCAGTATTCATAGTTACCTCCGGTTCTATTTTAATACGATCTCCTCCACGATAATTATAGAATTCATCTCCATAACTTGGCCTTACAATATTTTTATGTGTTTTTTCTTTCTTTGTATCAGAATCATTTTGAGAAATAATATAGACGATTAAAAATAATGCAATAAATATCAGTATTAATAGATTGTTCTGTGGATAATTCATATTCATTTATTATGTAATAATATTTTATTATACATAAATTAAAAAAATTGAACTTTTATCTAAATCATTCACTAGGAATAATTTCTTCTCAGTGATCGTATTTTTTAATTGTTCCCATGATTCCTTTTGTAGCATTGTCAACATACTTTCTTCATTCATAAAGAATACATCCATTGTATTCTCTGTTTCACTACATTTAAACCCCAGACATCCTATTCCATGCTCCTGTTTTCCTTCATCATGTATTTTTAGTAATTGTTCCATATTTTTTTTAATAAATTCACTAATATACTGTGGTGCTGAATTAATTGTTTGAATCTTATTCATTACTTTATGAATAGATTTAATATTTCCCTTTAAAACGTTCCATCTCTTTCTTATAATTGTTATTCGTTTCATGGGTTTGAGTATAGATTAATTTTAATATTTCTCTTTCACCCTCCCAAGGTTGAGTTACATGGTGTTCATATCCATTTGCTTTTACAATTAATAATGAATTTGGTTCAGTCCATATGCTATGAAGTTTCCCTTTTGAATCCTTCCATTCAGTTCGACTCTTTGTATTATTACGAATTGTATATATTCCTTCATATTGTGGTTTTTTATACATTAATAAATCTTTATGCCATTGCATCCCCTCTGAATCTTTAGAATAATAACGGTGTTCGATAGGAAATTTTGAAGGGTATAATTCTTTATTAAGATTATGTTGAATTTGATTCATATATTTATCACTGTAAAAAATATTATATGCTGATCTATCTTTTAATGGCTTTGAATAACGGAAGTTTTCGAATATAAAATTATCTTTATCATTACGTAATTTTAATATCGTCTTAGAATCTTTTTCATCTAAAAAATTTGGGATATATAATATATTATCATTTGGTGTATCCTGTTTTAGAAATATTAAAAAAAAGAATAGAAGTGTAATTAGTAAAATAATGATTTTTTTATTCATATAATAAGTATAAATATTATCTTTCTTCCATAGAACGATAAATCGCTTCTTGAAGTTCTTCTTCTTCTAAACGTCCTGCTTCCTCATTTATGATAGTATTAATAAATGGTGTGATTAATCTTTGAATATGTAAATTAAAATCATTGTTACCCCCTTGTTCATTGTTACCCTCTTGTTCATTGTTACCCTCTTGTTCATTGTTACCCTCTTGTTCATTGTTACCCTCTTGTTCATTGTTACCCTCTTGTTCATTGTTACCTTCTTGTTCATTGTTACCCTCTTGTTCATTGTTACCCTCTTGTTCATTGTTACCCTCTTGTTCATTGTTACCCCCTTGTTCATTGTTACCCTCTGGTTCATTGTTAACAAATCCGTTATTTCTTTCTTCCATAATTGTCCTTAATAAATCATCGATATTATTTCGCACATGAAGGATATTATCTTGACTAATATGAATACCAGTTATTTGCTCAGGTGTAAGGGCAGTATTTGTTGTTGGTCTTAATGAATCTGGTAGTTCTGGTTCGGGTTCTGGTTCGGGTTCTGGTTCGGGTTCTGGTTCGGCAGGAAATTCGGTTCTGCAAACCGGACATGTATTGTGTTGATCAAACCATGGTAGGATCCCTTCACATTCCCCTTTATTCTCTCCTCTATGAAAAAAATGATTCATACCTTCACATGGTAATTTGATAACAATATCATTGTTTTGAAAACTATCTAAACAAATCGCACATGATAATTCATTCACGGTATCTTCTTCAGTAACAGTATAGTTTTCTAGACCTTCTTTAAACGCTTTTTGTAATGGCTTTATTACTTCCCTTTGTTCTTGAAAAGATTGATCCATGATATTATTCCCTTGTGGTAGTATGATTATATTTGGTCGTAGTAATTCCAGTATTCTCTGATGATTTGATTCCATTAATATCTATATTATATTTTTCTTTGAGTTTTTTTCTTAAATCATTCATAATATCTTTCTTCATATTGTTATAGATTTGTTCAAAATTATTTATTGTTTTACAGGATATATGGACACCCTCAAAGTAAATATCATTCTCCATAATATAATTTGAATAATACCACTAAATAATCAAATTTAAATATTGATACAATTATAAATGGATATAAGATATACCAATACACTTCAATTAGATTATGATTGTAATTATTTAGATCCTGAAAAGTCAAATTCACATGATTTTATTCTTTCGTGTATCAATAAACCAAATATAGAGAACCCATTACACTATGACCAATGTCTAAATACAAGTATTGATATTCAAGAAGAGGATACTATTGAAGGATTTTCAAATGATCATTCGACAAAGGGACCAGGGGTTTCATACACACCGAAAGATTCATGTCATGATGGATATTCAAAGGATAAAAACGGACAGTGCAATATTCAAATATTTCGTGGGAGGGTAAGGGATGGAGATTGGCAAAGAGGGCATCACAGTGAAATTATGCATGATGGAAAAGAAAATTATCAATTATGTGGTCAAAATAATTTCCTTGGATTATCAAATGGACATTTAGTTTGTGATAAAAATGAAGAAGAAAAAGAAGAGAAAGAGGTCCTACCCTATGGGAATGTAGAGAATTTTGCGAATTATTAATGTTGAGGAAGGCCTAAATAACATTTATCAATATAGTAAAGTGGAAAAAAACAATTGTATAAATGATTATGAAAATAGATTGGAATCGTTGATAGACTCTCATGATCATCCATAATATCAATTAATTGATTGCTAATCATTAACTTATGTGTACAATTTCTATAAAGCATCTCATACTGATCTCGTTGAAGCGCAAGAAAGTTATTTTGATATAATGAATATATAAACCATATAAATGATAAAAGAAGTATACCATTCATATAATAAATTCTATGCTTGAGTTGGAGGACTACCTGTAAAATATTATTATTATTATTATTATTATTATTATTATTATTATTATTATTATTATTATTATTATTATTATTATTATTATT